TCGCAGATGTAGTTCGTCCTGGGGATGAGCTTCCTTTCGGCCTGGACGAACGGCGAGGAGTTCGACGGAACCATCTTCTTCATCGCCTGCTTTATGTTCGAAACGGTGCCTGGGGAAATCTTGAACTCTTCCATGATCTCACGTGGCTGAACGCCGGCATCGATGCGCTTCATGATCTCATTGCGAACTTCAGGGCTGAGGCGCTTGCCTTTAGGGGAGAGGGGTTCGTGCTTATCCTCCTCATCAATCACCGGCTGCAACGCTTCAAGCTCTTCTTCGGCAGGCTCGTCAGCCTCTTCAACTGGGGTCTTGCGCTTTTTGCGCCCTTCTAGCATGGGGGGGGTAGAAACGGGTTCGTCCGTATCTATCTTCCCGTACAGTTCCCCTTCGTGGAGAATCACTCGCTGGCCGTTTATGGTGTAGAGCTTCATTTTTATTTCAGATTATTATTCGCACTCGGCTGATGGTAGGTATGTGCTACATACCAAGCTATGTACCATCATGCGAGTAAGAACAATGGACTCCTAACGTATGGGCCGAATATCAGTATTTAAAATCCAGCCCATAAATTAAGAGCTGCAAGGAGGCTACCTCGCCCCCAAATTATACCAGCTGGCTGGCATAATTACAATCACAAGTTATCCACTTCTTCGTCGTAGTTTTCCCAGTCAAAACCCATTTCCTCGATGAACTGCCGTTCCAGATTTGTGGCGAAAACATGCTCTTTGTGATACGGTGCGGTTTTCATGTCGCCAGGCTCGTGATCGCCGATCAGCTGGGGATTCGCCTTTCGGAGATTCTCGAACTTGAAATCGAAACGGGAGATTTCCTCTTCCGTTATGCCGCGCATTTGGGTGAGCTGCCACTCGACCAGTTCATGCAGGAATATCGCTATCTCATACGCGCGGTTCCCGATTTGGGAAACTCGAAATTGCCAGACTCCTTTTTCATCGAGCCAGTAGTCGCCCACTGTATCGTAGCGTTGTCTTTCTTGTGGAATTATTTCAAAGTTTATTTGCATAATGAATTTTCCTTTATCGCTTTCATGATCTGCATCGCTACTTGCGGGACGATGGCGTTGCCGAGTGCCTTGAGTCGCTGATTTCTGTCCAATCTTTTGGGTATCCCATCATCCACTCGACAAAGTTCGGCTGCAACTTCAATCCAGTCCCTTCGCCAACCCGATACGGAAGATTTGGGGTAAAATCCTTTCGACTTTGTGGCGTATGCTTGTTTGCCCTGGGGGTCGGCAATATTATGCTGCGTATCACGTCCTGCACTTTGGCTCCGTAGCGTATCCCGTTCTTTCTCGTGACCGACCATCCGCTTTGCGTGGGCTGCGCTGTTATTTCCGCTCCGCTCATTCCGTCCCCTCCCCTCACGGTGGGCAACAAACCAGACCCTGTCCCTTCGGTGGGGCGCGTCAACGGCGACAGCAGGAATAACAATCGGCTGGACTTCGTAGCCTGCGCTTTCCAGATCAAGGCACACCTGCTCGAATACCACGCCTCCCCCGATAGTAAGTAGTCCACGCACGTTCTCAGCGATGACCCACTTGGGCTTGAAAGATTCAATAACTCTGAGCATTTCCGGCCAGAGGTGGCGGTTATCCTCCGTTCCCTTCCTTCGTCCGGCTTGGCTGAACGGCTGGCACGGGAACCCGCCCGTGAGAATAAAGGGTGAGTCAAAGCCTGCGAGAGGTTCACCGAGTGCTTGGTCGTCGCCGACTGCTGGCTGGATTTCAGGTTTCCGGTGAACGTGTCGCTGCTTGTGGGTGTCGGGAGTAAGGGTTCTGATGTCGCCATATATTTTTGATGTTGGCCAATGCTTTTTAATTACTCGCTGTGCGAATGGATCTATATCGCAGAAAACATGCTCGACTTCTCCGAAGACGGTATCTGCCGCAAGTGCGAATCCGCCAATTCCGCTGAATAAATCTATATGTTTCATTGCAATAAGAGCTGCGGATTTTGTAGAACATTTTCGTACAGGGTCTTTCCATTTTTCTGCACGAGATATGGCATGAATACCTGAGCAACGTCAGCCTGTTGGGTATCGATCATGGCCATTTGGGCATCAATCCAATCCCGGACATTTGCCCAGGCTGTCTTGTATGCCTGATCGCGCTGCGTTGTAGTCACTTCCTTTTTGTGGCCCCATCGATCAGGTTTCCCGTACATCACGGTTATGACGTTTTCAACCATTGCAGGCAATCTGTATGCCAATGCCTGCCCGTTGATTTCCAAGGCAAAGGAGATAGCCTCAAGCAATCCCGAGGAATCCTTGGCATAGTCATACATGATCTTATGCGCTCCATGGGTCGACAGGGTTTTTTGAATCTTGTCGAAAGTTCCGTGACTTGTGCTAGTGTAATTTTTTAGGGCCATATTCTTTCAAGAGAATTTTGCAGAGATATTTCTTGGTCTGCTCGGTCTGATGATGAAGTAGATCATCGGCGATATTCCATTTGCCGGCCACGACCAAGTACTTAAAGACCTTATTCAAGAGATCCTTCGGGGCGCCTTCGGTCATCACTTTTTTCACTGCGACCAGAATGTCACCCAACCGGATGGATTCATCGGCGACGATCGTTTGGCGGCGGCCCATCTGGACGATGAACGCCTTGCTGCTGAAACGGGGATTCGAACGGACGATTTTCATCCGCAGGTATTCGTATGGGTCGATAGGTTTCATGCTCTTAAATCGTTAAGGATTTTATAAAAGTTTTCTTCCGAATTCCCGAATCCATAGACAGGCTGCATGAGGCATTTCGCAAGGTAGGCGGCATAATCCGCGACCCTGCCGAAATCGTTCGTCTTATGCTTGAACGCCTGGTACTCCGCACGATATCCGGCCAGTTCGCTCTGATATCTGAACTTTGCATCAAGCCAGTACTTGATGACGTACATAATTGCATTAATCCGCGAGGATCCCTGCTGCTGGACGTGAACCAGCTCATGGGCCAATGCGACCTCATTGATTCCCCTCGAAACGTAAATCGTGCGGTAGAAAGTGAGGTAGTGCCGGGCGAAATCGTAATCCGGAAAGAGGAGCTTCACCAACCAGTAGAGCTTAGGCCTTTGATACTTTATCTGGTATGGATATGTCATTCTTTTTGGATTTTGATTTCTGTTTCTTCTCGAAATCTTCGACCTTTTTATTCTGCTCTTCCATGTCCGCGGCCCACATTTCGTTCGCGCGCTTCACGATCGCTTTCTTGTCGAGCTTGAGCGCCTCGACGATGGCCATGCACGTATGGTAATTGGCGGCGTTCAGGTTCGACAGGATCTCTTGGCCCTCCATGACCTTATCGAGGCCTTGGAACACGCGGTTGAATCCGACGGCCAAGGAGTCTATTTTCTCCTTCTGGGATTTGTTTTTCCATTCGGCCTCGGTCTTGCGCTGATGCTCCTCAAACGCCTTTCTCTGGTCTTCAGCCTTCTGCTTGGCGCTGATCTCTTTCGGCTCTTTTTCTGGGTTGGTCATACGAGTTTTAATTCCTTTAATTTTTTTTGATACTTAGTAAGCAAATATGCGACTGGCCAGGTATTCTTCGGGAAGAAGAATCGGATTGAGTACTCGGCATCCGCGAAATCCATCAGCAGGTTTTTAGCTGCTTTCCATGCTCGACCGAATGCGACCGCCTGATTGAATTCCTTTATGAGTCCCTTGCCGCGGTGGTGGTAGGTGCATACGGGAACGATCGACCACCACTCGACGACTTGCTTGCCGGCATAGATCAAAGCGTGTTCGAACTCCACCCGGCCGTCGCATTCTTCGTTGTCGTAAATGCACCTCTTCATGAACGGATCCTTGGCCAGCATTTCCAGAGTTTTTTTGGGGGTCTTATGCAACGTATTCTTTCCCGTCATCCACTTCGTTCGGAAGCGGAATCTTTAATTCCCAGAAGTCGGCGGCCCAAAGCCGAATCTCCGACAGGTAGTTTTCCATCTGTGAGGTCGTCAGCTCCGTCGTACTCATCGTAATCGTGACGGACTGGTCATTCTTCCCGTTCCTGAGGTTTATGCGCTTTGGGGGCAGGAATTTGACCTTACAGAGTTCGTGCATCTCGCTTGGCGTGTATCCGGTATGATTTGCGAGCATCTGCACGACGACCCCCCAATAATAATTGTTCTCGTTCAGGCTGCGAAGCTTTTTCTTCGGCTTCACGACGACCTGGACTTCCTTGTTTCGGAGGTTGCCGGCTATCCATTCGCGGAATTTTGCGGTCTGGCTCATCCGCAGCACTCCGGACTCGTCGACCCTACCCTTGAACGCTGGAATTATCATCGGCGTTTTCGTGACATTGGCAACCGCAGTACTTGTCGGTGCAGAGGTCGCAGTCGAAATCCCGGCAGTCCGGAGATAGAACCGGAAGGCTCGGGATCTCGTCAGGCCGGGGGATTCTTACATCCCCGACGGCCTTCCTGAATTGTTTCATCGCTGCGAACATGTTTACTCCATTCCCTCGGAATTGGTCAATGCAATCTGGCGATCCAACACGCATACCAGCCCTAGAAACGCCTCCTTGTCCTCGTCGTTTTCCCGGTATTCCTTCGGCTCGAAAATCTTGTATCCCGGAAACTCCTTCTTCTCCTTGCCCTTGGCCACGCGCTTGTCGTTCTTGCGTTCGCATTCGTTCCAGTAATCGGTCTCGCTGACTTTGGAAAACCGAATCACCAGGCGATAATCTATCTTCTTGTCGTGCATCTGCTCCCAGGCCATCTGGTATGCCGCAGTCTGGAATGCATATTCGTCGTGCAGGTCGTTCGAACTCTTGAAGTCGATAAGCACGATTTCCTTGCCAATCTTGGCCACGGCATCGAACTTGCCGGCAAATTCATGATTGCCTTTCCGGTAGTAGACGAGCTGCTCGTTTTCCAGCCACTTGACCTTGTTCTTCGATTCCCATTCCAGGAAGGAAGTAATGCCGATGATGGCATTAGGGTCTTCCGGCATTTCCGGATTCTGCTTCGTGAGATACGCTTCAATCCAGTTATGGATCAGCGTTCCGATGTCGGCCGCCTTCTGCTTTCCGCGCACGTGTTCGTCCTCGGCATCGAGGATGTCGGCTTCGGTGATCTTCTCGCCGGCACGGACAATTTTCAGGAGCTTCTCGCCCATGAGGTCGCAGGCCCAATAGACCAATCCGCCCTTGTCCGTATTGCCGGAGTACTTGGTCACGGACTTAATCCGGATAGTGTTCCCTTGGCGATCCGTCCGGTAGAACGAATGGCGCGGCTCGTTGAAGAAAACTACGCCGGTCTTCGTCTTGATTTCCTTGATTGACGATTCTTTCTTGACTGCGGTCTTTTTATTTGCCATTGAAATACTGCATTAATTTTGCGCGAGCGTTGAAGTAATCGGATTGGTTCATCACCGGGCTTACGAGGTGCGTAATGCCGAGTTGCTTGTAAAGCGCCACCGGATTCTTCACTTCCTTTTCGATCAGCAGGTTGGCGATTTCCACGTACCAATTCGCCTTGCTGTTGACTGGAGCCTGGTGCTGCTGATTGATCACTTGAAAATCGACATTCTCTTTTGGGGCACCTATCATCTCTTCGGCTGAAGAGCTGACTGCACGGGCCGCAAGTTCCTTTTCTGCTTCGCTCATTTTCTGGTTTCCCATCTTGCGGTTGCCGATTTTTGTCATAAGGTCGACCAGCATTCGGGATCCGATCAGTTCGCGCTTTACGCGGTTCTTCGCCCTGGTCTCGGCCATCATGTTCGGGGTCTGCTTCACCATTTCGAGCTTAACGCTTTTATCGTCCGCTTCGCCGATTGCTTGCAGCACCCGGCCGTCTTTCATGGTCATCGTGGCCTGGGCGATGGCGCGTTCTCCAGGCTTGGTCGAAAGCTGTAAATGTTCGACGGTCAGGCTTTTAACCTTGTTGGGTTCGTAGTACTCAACCTTGATACCCAAACCGTCCTTGTTGATGTATGGCATTCCACCCATCACGTTTACTGCATTCGCAGGGAGATCGAATATTTCGGCGATGATCTTTATCATCTCCTGTTCTTTTTGCTCCTGCTGTGTCCCAGGCTTTTTCAGCAATGCGCTTGAGCCGATGAACATCTGCTTTGTGGTATCTTCAGTTTTTGCTATTATCTGCTTAGAAACCTTTTTCGCAGGGCGCGTTACGGGTTTCTTTTTTTGCACCTGTTTATTAGGCACGGATATGATTCCTTTCAAGGATTGCCAGTCCGTTATCGATATTCTCTAGAGCTTCCAGGAACGAACTCGTCAGGATCGGACTCTTCTGGAGTTCCGACAGGCGGAAGCTTTTTAAGAGCTTTTCTCTTCGTTCCTGCAACAGCTTTTTTATCTTTTCGTACATTTCCTTTTTCTTCTTTCTTTCCCCAACGCGCGGCTGATGCCTTGCGTTGGAATTCGATTAGTTGTTTCTTGCTCTTGAACTTTTGGAAGCGAGCTTTTCCGCCCGCGATTGAGATTTGGTTTTTCTTCGGAGTAGTCATTTGTCCCTTTCGTATTATCGCTACCCATACATACTATGCCAGCTGGCTGGGATAGTCAAGGGTAAAGTTATCCACCTCAGCCCTGCATCGATTTATGCAGCTGAATCATGCGCCGGGCGAGAATTTTGGCCTTTTCGGCTCCCGGATTTTCCTTGATGAATTTCCTGATACCCTTGATCATTTCTTCCAGGCCCCTTTTCGGCGCGTTGGCCAACAGGCCGTCGATTCCTTGGGGAACCTCTTCAAGCCATTCCATTTTCGAGTACACGGCAGGCTTCTGATCCGGATACTGCTTGTAGAACTCTTCGAGCGGCAATACTTCCGCTATCGTGGAAATTTTTATCGATGTCCCTCTGACATCAATCCGGAGCATGTCGTCCAAGCTGAGGATTTGAAGTGTCTCGAATTGCTGCAAAGTGATTAGGTGCTTATTGCCTTGCATGGTTATCACTGCGTGCGTGCGTTCCGGCTCTGCAATAACCGGTTTGTCGTTTAGGCCCATACTCTTGATCTCCCTGTTTGATGATTAGTTTTTCTGATGTTAGCTCTGCTCAACCATGTTGCCATTCGTTTCCGTAGTTCGAACGTCTTCTGCATTTGCCACCGTTGTCTTTTCCCAGTGCCATTCAGTTCAGTCCAATAATCGATGAATTTCTTGATCTCGTCTTCGGCCGCTGCTTTCATAACGCCAACCTTAACCAGCTTATCGATTAACGCCTCCTGTGCGACTGAACTCTTAAAAAATTCCTGTGCCAATTCGGATGGGGTCATAGCGCGAAGCGCGGCTTCGGAACTTGAGTTATGTGGATTGAGTTCTAATTGGATTGAGTTAGTAGGTCTGTCTGAACCCACCCCTGGGTTCTCTGTGACCCCCCCTAGGTTCACACTGAACCCACCTTCTTCATTTTCCACGATCAGAATTTGATATTCATTCGATGTATTTTTCCTCTGAACTTTTTGGAGTATTCCTGATTTTTCAAGTTCTGAAATCGCCCTTTTGACGGTGCTTTCACTTGATCCGGATTCAACGCCTAACGTCTTGATTGCCGGGAAACATATTCCGTATTCGTTCGCATGTTCACAAATCCAAAGGTATACGGCTTGCGTGGCTGGCTTTTTTCCTCGCAACACCTGTTTATTTGGCAGCGTTATGAACGAACCCTTTTCGTATTTCGCCATTTGTTTTTGTTAATTAAAAAGCCTATAGCTGCACTGGTATGATGCCCCAGTGCATTTATAGACCTTGTAACCTCAACCGCGCATCATTCGATTGATTTTATAAATAGCGACTTTTATTTCAGGATTGAACTGCCGAGGCAGAGTTTGGCTGTCGACACAATAACGACACGCTATTTTTTATTTTTTCGGGGCTTGAATCCCGGGTCATGTTCAATAGCATTCAAAAGCCGTCCCTGTTTTGTGGCTTTCGCTTTGGTCGTCCCTTTGGCTTTGATGCCGTTCGGGGTAGATACCCGGTACTTGCCGGGAGCGGTTCTCTTGATGCGTACTGGCATACCAAAATTGTATGCCAGCCGGCACGGAGTGTCAAACGACCGAAAAGCCAGCATTCCTGCTGGCTTCTGGTTTTATGCACAATCACTTCGCCACGGGCTTGGGGATTGTCTGTGTGCAATGGCTGGATGGGCAGGAGTATTCGTTCGCTCTCCATGCGCTGATGCTGGCGACCCGAAAACAGCTCGGGCAAGTGACTTCATTTTGTGCGATCATGTTCCCTCCGTTTTGTTCCTACGATTCGTTTGCCGTGATGTCGGGATGGACGTTCGCCCAATCGACATGCTGCGCTCCCGAATTATCCTTCGTAGTCGGGACTGCATAGCCAAGATTGAGTCCCTTGTCGATAAGCGCCGGCTCGTTGGTCGCCGGTAAGTAGAAACCGAACTCTTTTGATCCATCAGCTTTTGTCACCTCTACCAGTTTTGCGTTGCTCATAATTTCCATATAGGGCTGTGCGTTCACCCAATCCCTGTAAGGTGGGTTAGACACGCCATTAATTTTGATTCCGAAATGCAAGTGTGGGGCTTCGGCATCCCCAGTTCCTCCGCTGTACGCGATCAGGTCTCCGCGCTTCACCTTTCCGCTGCCGAAAACGAGGCGCGAATTGTGACCGTAGTTCGACATCCCCCAAGGATGCTGGATACGGATTTCCTCTCCGTAGGCCCCGTCATTCCCGGAAAAAATGATCGTGCCGTCATCGCACGCATATACCGGAGTCCCGGTGGGTGCATGGAAGTCTATTCCCTCGTGGCCGGCAAGACCGTATTTCGGGTAATGCCATTGGCCATCAGAATCCTTGAAGTCCGCTCCGAACGCTTGGGTGACTTTCGGGTTGGCCACCGGATAGCTGAGATTCACTGGCGCTCCTTTTGTCGTGGGAGAGATCCAAGGAACGACCGCGTATGCCTCCATCCGAACGTACGAGTACGGAAGGAACGCATACCCCGATAGCCCCCAGGAGACATCCCAGTGGTTTTTAATTTCTAAAGCTTGTTTTGTATCGTCCCATCCGACCACGGATATTTCGTGGTAGCCGATGAGTTCCGAGGAGACCTGCTCGATCACCCCGTTCGAACCCATTGGCAGATAGTCCGCGTAAACCGGAATGGTTATGGAGACCGGCTCCCCTCGCATCAGGGCCGTCTTTATGTCCGCGACCGATGAGAGGGCCGCATAACCGCCTTCGCGGTATTTGCCGCCATCCTCGACCATGCCTTGCGTGAGTCCCGACATGAACGCAGGATATTCCAAGCTCTCGTCATCGGGAAGCGTTATCTCAAGCGGAGTGCTGAGTCCGGTGATGACCGAGAGCATCGAACGTGTCGTCGTGCCCTCGTCCGGATTGAGAGTCGTTCCGCCGTCATACTCCTTGCAGAGGATGAAAATTCCGCGTGCCGACCGCGGCGTGAAGTTGCCGTTGGCCATGATGTCCAGAAACTCGGACATGTCCTTGGCCGTATAGGCTTCGCATGTGCCGAATTGCCCTTGGTTGTAGACCGGGCTTTGTTTGGATCTCAGGGAATAGGTCGGCGGCAGATCTGCCGCGTTCGGCACGATTGAGGCGTATACCACGTCCCTCTTGTCGGTTTTGCTTAGATTAGCACCTAGCTTGAAGGGCATATTTGGGCCTTAGGACGACGTTTTTTCCGTATCCTGGGATTCGTTCGCCAAACCCTTTATCTTCGCAATGATGGCGGCGTATGAGCCGTGTGCTGAAAGGTAGGCGATGCCCCAGTTGAACAATGAGGTCACTGTGGCAGTCCAGAACCCCGTATCGGCAAGATTATGGTTCAGGAACATGGTTATGACCGTGCCGATGAAACTCAGCAGCGCCACGACGACATTGATTTTCGAGGTCTGCCCGGCAGAGAGATCTACGCCGTCTGCCTTTTTCAAACCTTGGACTATACCGGAAACAAGGACACCGACAATCATGGATTCGATTGATGCGTTTTGCATGAAATCCTTTCTTAAATTATTTTTTAATCTTTAATGACGTCAAAGTAATCCATCGCCTCCAGCGCATCGTATCGGGCCTGCGGAGAGGTCGGATAGTCGTTCTTGTCGATATCGGTGCGCGCTTCCCGGCTCGGATAATGGATCTTTTCCAGATTGTTAAGGGCTTCCTCGCCGGCAGTCTTGATGGTGTAGTCTTGGCCGCAGATTATGCCGACCTCGTTCCCGTATCCTGCGATGAAGTATTTGTCGTCCTGCCTGTACGCGTCAAAGAAGTAAAAATCCTTCTCAACGCCATCGAGCAGGATGATGGGAAAACCGGCTTTCGGGTGGTCGATCCTGCAAAGGATAGAAGCGCCGAAACCATCGTTGAAGTTATCATAGAATCTTTCAATGCGCCCGTCCATGAAGTCGGTGATGATCTCCGGGAATGATCTGATTCCGAGATTTATGAAAAGGTTCGGATGGGCGTTGTACCCGAAGCGCGCGCAGAACTCAAGGAAATAGTTCTGCTTCTCCGAGACGATGAAATTCATGTCGATGAATCCGGTATAGTCTGCCGGCATGTGCGGCAGGAGCTTCATCACGGTTTCAGTGACGGCTTTGCATTCAAGCGGCACGGTGAACGCAAAGTCGAACGCGCAACCGACCATTTCGCCCTTGTCGCCGTTCGAACGCCGCTTGCATTCCAGATCGCAGAAAGCGAAAAATGGCTGGCCTTTGTAGATCCATACCTCGACGTTCGTCTCCACACCCTTTTTGCGTTCTTGGAGGATATAGTTCCCTCCTTCTTCCGGAAGGGCCTTCATGTAATCAACCAGCTCGTCGTGGGCATCCTTGTCTTTCGGGCAATCCGGAACGTAAGTGCTGTATGATCCCTCGCCGTCATCCGGCTTGAACACGAATGCGCGCTCAAGATTCCCGTCCTCTTCGAGGAACGCCAACCCGTCGGAGATCGTCGGAAATTCAATGGTTTCCGGAGTCGGAAGCCCTGCTTCGCGTACCATGTCTTCGCCGAATTTGCGGTCATGCTCCATTTTGTCGTTCAGCTCGGATCCGCCCAACACGCGAGGGAACCCTTCCTTGCGCAGCTGCTCGGACTGTTCCCAATTATGATTGCCGTCCCAGATCCAATACGATGTCTTGTACTTCGCCCTCGATTCCATCAGTTTTTCGAGAGGGATACGCGGAACTATTCCGTCCCCGACCTTCTCGAAACCTTCCATTTGCTTTTCGAGTTCGGACAGTTCCCCAATTTCCTTCATGGTCAGGTTTTTTTCCGCGGCGAGCTTGTCGTACTGTTCAGGTTCAGATCCAGCAGTGGCCAGAATGGTCGGGAAACCGGCTTCCATAGCCATTTTTGCGAACCCGAGACCGGAATAATCCTTGGTGACGATGATTATGTATTCTTTTTTTGTTTCTTCGGCTGGCATTGACTTTACTTTTGGTATGAATTATAGTCGAGGCATAATTATCTGAACAAAAATCATGTACCTAGTGATTGTTATAGTTCTGCTGGTCGTCCGCGGAATACTTATTTTCCAGAATTAGCATAGTCCAGGTTCGCCAATCCCTTGATGGCAGTTCTCCCAAAGAATTTTGGGATTCCGGTCTGCGCGAGCTTGCCGGCCGCGGCCGCGCTTTCTCCGACGATGCGCGGCGAACTCATGGCCGCGGTCACTGCCGCGGCAGGGAGATTGTGCGTTGCGGCCAATGCCCCCTCTCCAAGAAGTTCGGCCGTGTTCGCGACCTTGCTAGGATTGAACCAGTTGCCCAATACTGCGCCGGCAATCTCATTCTGGAACTGTTGCGCGCCATCCTTGCCCATGATATTTTCCAAACTCTCCATGATCTGGGGATTTTTTTGAAACAGCTTCAGGAGGTTGTTTATTTTCGTCGTATCTTTCGCTTGGCCGCCTAGCTGGAATTCCTTCAAGAACTGCTGCGCGGTATCGGATTTCGTGCCGTAGTTGTTCAGGACATCGCTGTATCCGGAAATGTTGTCGCTCATGAACTGGGTCAGGGCAGACTTCACGCCACCGAGTACGACGTTCGCGCGAGGGTTTCCGGCAACCTTGAAATCAGTCATATGGTTTCCGATGTTCTGGCGGAGCTTGTCCATGCCCTGAGGCGTGACATCCTGCCATGCGCGAATCTCATCCCATGCCGATTGGAGGTTCTTCTTGTCGCTGGCGGTGAGGGTCGAATCACCGAAAGTCAGGTCGCCGTCAGCATTGATCTTGCCTCCAAACTTATCGACCTGTTTTTGGAACGTGTCAGTGACCAGGCTTTTCGGGATAGGTTGCGCTGACTGGAGCTTTGAAATCGCATCCGAATATTCTGCCTGCTTGTTTTTCGTGAAATCGGAAATAGCGCTCTCGGCCGTATCGAGAATCTGCCCTTTGGCTTCTGGGTTGTTCGCGTACTGGCGCATGGCATCAGTGACCGCGGCCGGATTGTCGATGGCCTTCTGGATGACATCGGATCCGGTGCCGCTCAGGATTCCGGCCAAGCCTTTGACTATTCCTCCGGTGAGGGAAGTGACGGCAGGGATTGCGCCTCCGACAACGGTTCCGACTCCTGGCTTCACGACGTCTTTGGCTGACTCGTTCTGCTTCATTTTATTCGAGACATCATACCCATATCCCAATGCTGCGCCTTCAGCTGATTTCTTCGCGACATCCTTAACCACGGCAGCGGCAGTCTTTTTTGCAGCCTGTTCGCCGGCATTCGCTACGACTTTTTCAGTCGTGTCTATTCCGAGCTTTTCAGCTGCCTGGCCGGCCAGTGACCCTGATTTCGTCAGAAGCTTTCCGGTTTCGCCTTCACCGCCGAAAGATCCAGCAGTCGCGATATCCGCGGCCACGCCGGCAAAATCACCGATGACCTGTTCGTTGCTTTTCTTCAGCGTAGGATCGATATCAGTCACGTTGAAAGCCGGCTGAACGCCGTAACCCTTCAGGAACGTGGCGAGCTGTTTTGCTTTAGCCGTGTCTCCGGATGCCTGGGCGGCCTTCAATGCCTGCTGGATCTTGTCGATATTTCCGGCGACGTTCTCGTTCGTCTCCTGCACCGCTTTTGTCGAAGGGAGAATCGGGATGATCGCGCCGGCAATATCGTTGCCGGCTTCGTTCTCCGATGACGTGATCGCCTTTCCGACCGTCTTCAACGCGCCGCCGACTTTTGAAGCCGTGCTTTGAGGCGCAGGAGAAGCGGCGACAGGTGCTTTCTTCACGAGGGTCACGTTGCCTTTCAGGTCGCTCAACTTCAAAGTCCCCGGTGGTGTCGGGGAAGTTGAAGGTGCCGATGGTGCAGGCGTTGCGGTAGGAGTTGTCGGGTTCGGGTTCTTCGAAACGATGGTGATCGGGGACTGGACATCGGAAAGCTTCAAGGTCTTCGGCACGCTGGATGGCGTGGCCACCGGCTGCGTGCGCGGGACATAATTGCTGTCCGGTTGCGGAGACAGCCTGCTGAATACGCCACCGATGCTCGAACCTACTTTTTTGATGCCGTCAAGGAAGCTCATTGTACTGGGATTAATGACTCTCCATCAGGGCCAACGGTATACTGCTGGCCATCGACAGAAACGATATCTCCGGGGGAATATGCTCCTGATCCATCGCTGCTCGTGCCCTGGGCCTGAGCTGACAGGCTGTTGAGGTTCGGGATCGTCCAATCTGCCTGCGGAATTCCTGCATCGGACAGCTGTTTGGTTGCCTGGTCGTAAATCGGCTGGTAATCCTTTTCGTAGTTCGCGAAAATCGCCTTTGCGATCGACTGAATCTGCTGGCGCTGGTTGTCGGAAAGCACTCCGCCGTTCTGGAACTTGTTGCCGAATGCGCTGGCCATGTCTGAGAACGACTGCCCGTCGGTGATGAGCTTCACCTGGGCATCGCTGATGGCGTTTCCGCCGGTATTCAGCTTGGTCAGGGAATCGAGCAAATCCTGATCCGAAACGGAGCCAGGGGTCTTGATCGCGGCATCGATGCGCGACAGGTAAGGCAATCCGCCAGCCACGAGCTGATAGGCCGGAAGATTGACGTAATTCGAGACGATGGCATTTGCCGCCAAGGTATTTCGGCGAGTGGCCAATGCCGTCGTGTTTCCGCTGTCGTTCCGAATCGCGCTGACGGCATCACGAAGACCCTTCGGGACTTGGGACATCGATGTCGTGCTGCCATTGTCGAATCCGGCCGCGTAGTTCTTCGCGGATGCGTAATCCGCATCGCTCAAACCGTAATTGTTATCAGCGCTCGGGACGGCAGAAGAGGAGTCGAAAATCTTTCCGCCCGGCTGCTCGTTGCCGTAGATTCCCTTGATGATTGCATCCTGGTCGGTTTTATCGAGCGCCTTGAAATCGTCTCCGGTCTTCACGCCATACTGGCTGAGGATATCCGCGCCGGTATGGTTGATGTACCATTTTTGGATTGCATCGGAGTTCGAGAGAATCGCACGGGACGCTTCCAGAGGGTCTCCATCGATCTTGATGGTACTCATGTCGGGGTTGTCTGAGAACGCGTCTCCCTTTTCCCATTTGATGCCGGCAGCGTCCAAGGCGGCCGTATATTCGTTTCCGGTGCTGTTCGTCGCGATTGCGGCTGCGATAGGGTTGTTGTTGCGATCGGTTCGGAAAGAGGAATCGCTCAAATCTGCCGGACTGGACGAAGGGCTTCCGGTCAGCGGAGTCAGCGTTCCGGTGTTTTGGTCGTATGAATACGAATTGCCGTCCGCGTCCTTCACGATTTTCGTTGCCGAAGGAGCCGCGCCGAAATTGTCCTGCGTAGGAGTCACCCATTGGCCGTTCTTGTACTGCTGCACGTTTCCGCTCGCATCGTAGCGAAGCAGGGATCCGTCATTGGTGATCTTGGTCGTGTAGTTGCCGACGTCGGCCGCCACGGTCTGCGTGACCGGCTGTCCCGTCGTAGGATCCACGCCATAAAAGAAATATCCGCTGTTGGTTTTCTGCGGTGTCTGCCATTGGATCTGGTTAGCGGATTTCTGCTGGGCGTTCCAATAGAATGTCGCCTCGGCATCGTCCATTCCGGACTGCTGAAGAAGTTGAGCATAGCGCGTTGGATCCGCTGCCTTGAACTGGGTCGCCGTGACCCCGGATTTTGCGAGATTCTGGATAGAAGTCTGGGAATCGGTTTTAGCCGTTGCCGCATCGTCGCGATAGTCCTTGACCGCCTGCGCATCGATGGTCTGCAAGACCTGTGCGATTGCGGCGCCCTTGTTCGCCTTATCCGTGGCGATTTGCTTGTCCGCGGTGCGGCCGGCCGACGAGACCATATCACCGCCTGAAGGGCTGCCGACCAAACCGGCCGCTACAGCGGCGGCATTGGCCCCGGATTGGTCTTTTGATTTCTGATCCTGATCACCTGAAAGAACAGAGTCAAACTGCTGGGCGATTGCATCAATCGTTCCCTGCTCCTCGGATCTGCGCTGGTCGATGAACGCCTGTTCGCTTCCTGGGGCTGCCCCGTCAGGGTTGTTTGGCGTGATTGGGGTTGGGCCTGATGGCGGCGTGTTGGCAGGAAGGCCATTAGGAGTTCCGTTGTTGTTGTTTCCGGCGCCCGGCGTGAAGGCTGTCTGCTTTCCGGTTATCGGATCCGTGGTGACTGTTCCAGTGCCTTGGCCGCCATTTAGGTTGTAATTCGGTTGTGCGACTGGAGCTGAGGCCGGCACGGCTGGCTGGGTTCGAGGGACTGATTCGTCAGGAGAAGACCAAATGTTCTGGCCAGGTTGGTTCACTCCGGATTTTTGCTGGAGGGCAGCGATATCTTTTTGGTTTTGGGTTAATGGCAGCATGTCTTTACCAAATGTTGGTGATCAATAATGAAGTTGAAGAAGTGGATATGCCGACCTTGCGACTGTTCGTTCCCGTCGTTGTTCCTATCGTGCCTGCCGTGTTGTTCAAATAATACTGCATACCCGTGGTCAATCCGGATATGCCGGTATTGGCCAATCCGCTTATCGCGACAGTTGCCGTTCCGCCTGCGGAAGTCGTTGTGTTGGAGAAACCGATAAACGCAGCGTACGAATTCTGATATTGGGAATAGGTCGACGTCGCCGAACTTGCAGGATATATGCCGAATGTAGGAGCCGTGGCTGGGGCAAGGGAAACCATGAATATCGCGTTCGAGGAAGCCGTAGAGGTTGCGGTTGAGGTGACTGTCGTTGCCGCCGGCAGCACGACCCCGGATGAATAAACACTCGATGCGTTGCTGAATGCTCCGGTTCCGCTGAAGCTGGTGAAGGATCCCGATGTCGCTATTCCCACGCCATAGCTATACACGGCAGCGCCATTCGCGACGGTGGCCAAGGTGGTGGATTGTGTCGTGCTTTTCGTTGCGGAAGTGTGAGCTTCAGGCTGTCCGGATTGGCTTACATTGTATACAGAGGTATATGAAATCGAGGTAACGGCTCCGCTCGACATGTTCACCGTAAGGGTACCTGATCCCGTAGGGGGGGCGCTTATGTAATAGGATGCGGCAACCTGTGCGTGTCCGTTGATGTCAGTGAATGGAATGCTGTCAAGCTGGGTCATCGCCGAACCGGCGAACGTAACGCTCGTGATGCTGCCTGCGGATCCTCCGCCGGTGGCCAAGAAAACCATGAGACCGCGGTTTGAGTTCGAACCAATGGTTATAGATCCTTGCGACGTGCCGCTGGTGTCGATTTTTATTCCGCCGTCAGTCTGCTGATATCCGAAAACGACAGCCTGGCCGGCCGTGACATTCCCGGATGTCGTGAAGGTCGAAACGCCAGGGTTCACATAAAAGGATGTATCGATCAATCCTGATCCGTTGGTGCGAACGAGCTTATTCGCCGTGGATATGGTGGCGGTGTCTGCAAAATCCTCAAAGAGGTTCGATCCGCTGACTGCTGTTCCGGACTGGCCTGCAAGGGCTAGTTTCTGGTTCGCTGTCGGGAGCTGCGTGTTGTAAATCGAAGCGGCGAGCATTGCTGGCTGAACGGTCAAATCCGCGCCGGTAGATCCCGATGCGGTTCCTGCGTTTATCTGCGAGGTCGTGGCTTCCTGATAGATACCCTTCACCGTGGTCGAACCGTTCGGCGCGCCGGCGAATGCCGTATTGTCTACATAGGTCTTGTCGACTATCTGAAGCCCTGTGGTGAAGCTTGGGGCCGTCGCATAGGTCAGGACGTTCGGGAAAGAGTCGGTGCCGTTCGCAAGACGGGAAAGTATGGCGAGAGTCGGATAGTCGGTGATTTTAACGTCAGCGCCGCGGCGATGGCTGAATATCAGCGAAGCGTCGCTCTGGTACGGGTTCTGGGGATCTATGCCGCGGAGAAGCGTGGTGACGGTCGTTCCCGACATCGTTCCGCACATGTATTCCTGCTGCGCGGTGCCGCCGTCAACCAAGAAACACTGATAACCGCTCAGGGCGGTTCCGGCACGGTCAGTCGCGGTCACGAGGAACGCGCTCGTGTCGTTGGTCGCCATGGAGTTCGCGAGCGACGTTTCGAACAGGGCAACGGAACTCGGGATGTTGGCGGTCGCGCCGAAGATTCCGAAGACCTTGTTATGCTCGTGGATCTGGAATGCTGCGGTCGCGCCTCCTGCGATGATTGCAATCGCTGCGAGGCTGGCCAGGATTTTTGCGCTGAGTGATTTTAGCATGTTTGTTTTCTTAATTATATCAGATTATTGGTTGCCCGGTTGCATGTATTGCAGGGGCGCGCGCCGCCCCTTGTAACGAATGTCCCTAAAAGCGTACTGGTTGATCTGCAATGCCCCAATCGCATTCGCGATGAACTGCGGCGTCACATATTGGAATACAGGGCTGGCCACGAGGAACTCGTATTCGAAATGGTATGCGTTGACTCCAGTCCCAGCCTGTCCGATGACCTGTGATCCCATCATTTGGGATCCGACCAAGATTCCGCTCCCCATATCAACATATGGGCCTGTTCCGGAAATCATGCCGACGTTAATGAACTCTCCGGAATCAAACTGCATCCAAATGCCGAAAGACTGGGAAGGGTTTATGTAACCTTCAATATAGAATCGGTAGAACCGCTTGAGACCATCGATTTCGAGATCATACTGCGGCTCGGTGCGATAATTGTTGATGATATTGTTGTCGTCGTCGTATCCGCTGAAGACCTCGAACACATTATTCGAAAGGCTGTCTCCAGCGAGCAGTCCGCCGTTGTATTCGGCAAGCACGGTCGTCTGGATATCGGTCTTGTCCCAGAATCCGGTGATCCTGTTTCGAACATAGGTGACATTGTTCTGGGGATTATTGGTGCCGTTCAGGATGCTTTGGCAGGCGAGCAACTGATAGTCCCCCCATTCGAACACTGCCGGATGGTCAAAACCCTGCACGGTCAGGTCAAGATCCACCGAGAGTTCGGTTGGTATGATGACGTTTCCGGCTTCGTTATATGCGATGGTCTGGAACCTTGGGTTCGTCTGCTGGCTGAAATCGAGATACGGGATGCCGTTATCGGTTTCCGTGGCCGCGCGCCAGTAAGGTATCCCGAGGTTGCCGCGGTAGATTATATTCGTTGGGTTCAAATCGCTTCCAGAGCCGTCAGCGACGGTGAGTGCCCATGCGTTGTAGAGGTGAAGGCAGTATTCGACCCCTTCGAAAGAATACAGGCTCATGAACGGGCCGCTCGGGAACTGCGGATAATAATTCCCGTCCCCTGCAATGCGAGGCGTGGAATATCCGAAATTGTTGATCGTAAGCGTGGACAGTTCGACAAGATATGTTCCGACAACATCGCCTGCTCCGGTAATCGGAGCCGTATTGAAAGTCACGGAATACGCTCCGCTGCTGTAGTTCACGGTTCCGGTGCCGCCCAAGTTGCTGGTGAGGTTCCCTACCCCGTCATCAATGAAGAACTCGCCCTTTCCGACCTTGCCTCCCGACAGCGGCGCATAAGTCAGGAACCCTTGATCCTTTTGCGTGTTCTGGGAGACTACGAAATGCGTGGCATCGACGATGCGGATGACAGTTAGAACCAAGCTATTGATCTGTGACATGCTCAGGATGTTGAAAGCCTGGGCATTGAACGTGAACACCGGACTGCTCGACATTTGCAGCGAAGTATCGCTGAAAATCTGCGTTACGGTGAACTGCGTGTTGGCAATCAGGATTTCAGACCCGACTTGCAGTTCGGTCGTGAAATGCGTACCGGATCCGGTGAGATAAGGGGAATTCATGGCTGCCGATGCGGTGCCGGTTCCGGCAACGCTTACCGGAATTCCTGAAGCGATTACCAGATCACCCAAAGCCAGACCGTGAGCTGACGCTGTGGTTATCTCTGCGTTGGTGTCGTTCGTGATCTGCGTGATCGTCTCTGAAGCGCCTTGCCCGACGACCAAGATATTGAAACCGCTCTGTTTCGGGAATGCGGAATTGAGTCCGAAATATGTAAAATTTCCGGCGAAGGTCTTGGTAGTGCCGTCACCGCTGCCCAAGACATCCTGCGAAAAGCCGCCGTTGTCGCTGATATAGCCTGCGCCGAAATACTGGCCATATGAGGCCCAATCGATCTTGGACTGGTAAAGCCCGACCGCATCGACTGCGCCCGAGTTCTTGACGTGGTTGTTCCAAAGGAACATGCGATTCTGCTTGATCTTCATGTATCCGCGGAACGAATAGCTCTGCATGTCGAGGGCGTATCCGGGATCCGCGAGGTGGATCTTGTAGATCGACGAGTGAGGACTCGAAATGTACATGAAATAGCCGGCGAGGTTCGCGTATGGCTCGATGGCGACGTCATCAGCATCGGCCGCTACAGGAAGCAAATGCGTGAACGCGCCATTATTGGTTACGGGGATGGTGTCATCGGTGGTCTGGTCGTAGTATTTCGCAATCTGTCCGTTTCCTGGGTCGTCATAGGTAAAAATCGGAATCTGCCGGGCATCCTTGCGAGAACCGACGGCCAAGCCGCTGATATGCCCCGTTCCCAGATTTCGCGTCTTGCCAAGAAGCTTGGTACCCATGCGGAGCTGAATATTGTCGCCCTGTTCGCCGGTAATCCAGTTCAATTCATCCTGCGCATGGCCTTTTGGGATCTGGTGAGGGTTCTGAATGGAAGTGATGAGTCCGCCGAACGAGGTCACGACAAAATCGGGGATGCTGGCTCCTGCCCGTGATTTGCCGGCACTCGGTTTTTTGATCTGATTTTTAGCCATTATAATCGTCCATTGGAACACGTCCGCCATAAATAGGGTAGCCATTCGAACGGCCACGGGAAAGCCCTCGCAAGGATCCGACCTGGAGCGAGGCATTCCATCGTTTCATGGCAGAAAGCATTTCCTGAACCGTTGAATCGTTTCCGACCGCCATGCGCGCATTATTTTCATCGTAATCGATTCCGCTGCGGAACAATGCGGCGACATAATAAGGAATGATTGCATGGAATTTAGCCGGGAAATGCAGCCATTGGGTTCCGGCCGTGATTGGCGCATTATCCAGAATGTAGTTCTGTTGGATTATGTATGTCTGATCGACTCCTCCGCAAAGGAACAATTGGAAGTTCGCGTAATCGACGTAGAACCGCGCGTAGTCGTCTTGGTAGGAAATGGCATATTCCAAAGGCACTTCCTCGTAATTATCGAGGAACTGTTCTGTATTTCCCATTTGGTAGAGGACGATTGGGCGTTCGCTGCGCCACCTGCTGAAATCACTGGCCAGCGTCTTCGCAGACTTATAATTGTCGCCTTTGCTTGCGATCTGGCTGATATTTTGCGCGCGAAGGACTGCCCAATCGGATTCCTGTTCAATGACTCCTTGGGCCAATACGGCTAGCGTCAGGAAAGCGTTGATGTCCAAATCAAGGTTGTTCGTGATGGTGCCAGTATAGAAGTTGTACATGTCTTGACCGGTCATCGGAAGAATCCTTTCAGCCAATTTAGGATGGCGGTAATTATTGAAATCGTTCCGATCACGACAGGATTTTCGGGGACGTCGGAGAAGCAGAACACGCCGAAGGTGAACTCGCGGTTCACGACCTCGCGCGGAAAATAGAGTATGCCGTTATTTCCGGATTCGGCGCCTTCGGAATTCTGAACCATCAGATAGGTTACGCCGGCAATCTCCTCCCATCCGAATATCTTGAACGCATGTTGCGCTACTCTTTCGCTGTATTCGGTCGGGATGATTCCCGGTTGGCCGATGTTCCATTCCGCGTACCAGTTCGAACCGGAAAGGATAGAGCGCCTGCTCGATTGATTCTGGTAAAGTGTCTGGCGGATGCTGTCGAAAAGGTCTCCTGCGAATTCCTCTACCTGAAAATAGCCGGCTATCTTGTTTGTCGCGGCGATCGCGTCAAGCTCGACCGGCCAGTTTTTCCAGTCAGCGATGAAATCGCGCGTCTGGTCATCGAGCGTGAATGGCGCATCGGACTGCGGCAGGAAACCGAACTTCTGGGCAGCCTTGCAGGCAGTACGGAGATCTGCGCCATAAGCCTGAGGATTGCCCATTATTTGCTTTTCCTTGGAAAAGAACCATTCTGCCGACATCGCCGCGCTTTTCTCGCCTTCCTCGATTTCGGTTGCCGCTTCGGCAGTACACAGATCCGTCTCATATTGGTTCTTTATCCTGAGAGGCGGATCGCAAATTGCGAACGAAGCCGGCAACACTACCTGTCCGGACGCTCCAAACGTGCGATGAAATGAATAATCGCGGCGATCTTCTGCTAGTTTTTTGAGTCCGGTGTTTATCATAAATTTATACTGGCTTAATATTTCCTTCTATTTTCAGTTCGGTTGGAATGCTGCTCGAATTCCCGGAAAGGTGGCCTTCAACCATTCCCAGCGTATGTATTATTTTCTGCATTATGCCGCTCATTTCCTTGCGATCGTCAGCTGTCTGCTGGACGGATGTCAGCATGATCTGCTGGAATTTCTGGGTTTCCGGATCACGCCCTGCCACAATATCCTTGAAGAGCTGGAGCTGCTGATCCTTGACGAGCAACTGGCCTTGGATATTTGCGATTTGTCTTGATGCTTCCGCTTGGTCGTTCTTAAGCTTTTCGACCACATCCTCATAGCCCTTGATTTGGTTCCTGAGATTCACGATCAGGTTATTCTCCGCGACCACATCGCCATTCTGGTATTTCTTTCGGCTGCTGACGAAAGCCGCGATGCAGACGGCCGAGCCGCCGGCGATGAGTACCGCTATCTCGATGATTTGTTTCGCTGTTTCAAGCGTGCCTGGGTTTATTAGCATGTTTATTTTCGTTTATTTTGGCAACTGCCGTCCTGATCATAGACTTGAAGCGCGTAGCTGTTCGTGTGCGGACACGCTGCAATCTGCTGTTTTCTATCGCTGCCGCGGATCACGCCGAAAGCGAGAAAAATTCCGGCAATTATCAGGGAAATCCCGACTGCCAGGTATGGGTTAACGTAAAGCTTCTTTGTCTTGCCGTCCATCAGATATTCCTGATGAAATCTGTTTCGTTGTTCTTGATTAAAGGGCATTTCCTACTCCTTTTGCGGTGACCATTATTACAGTCCCGTTTGGTACGGCTATCACACTTCTGGAACCCAAAACCGGAATTCCGACGACCGTTATTCCGGTGAACGACTGTTGCGATGCCGTGATGGTTAATGTTTTTAGATCAGGTGATATAGTCCAGCCGTAACCGGGAAACATCGAAGTCCCGTTTACCTGGAAATCGATATTGGTGACCAGCGTGAACAATGCATTCCCTGTCGCAGTTCCGTCATCGGTCAGATAGCAGACACCGACTCCACTTCCGCCGGCGAGGGTAACTGTCCTGACTGCATCAGGTTTCCGTAAATAGTTAACACCGTCGACGTTGACCATCGCCGATTGCTCGATGGTTGCGGCATCCGTCTTCAGGATCCCATCGGTAACATTTTCAAGTTCTCCGTTTACGATATCCATGTCAGTTACTCGGTAAATAATTGATCTTCAAATGCCAGCTGAACGTGGACGTGGCATTACCGGTGACTTTGATATCTATCGATTGCGTGGAGGTGTTGGCGACCATGGTGACGGTCGGGATCCCGATTAGGGCAGTGATGTTCGTCTGTATGTTGTTCAGCGGCGAACCTTGCAGCGTGACGTTGCCGGTAGACCTGGTGAACATCCCTTGTGCAGTGCCGAATGCCGCGTTCGTATGGGTCGAATCGCTGGCGTACCAAGTGACCTGAATGCCAACGTCCTGGTTCTGCTTCAAGGGAATGCTGAAGGCCGTTTTTGCGGTCGCATTGGTCGTATTCAATGGGTCTATCGTCGCCGTAAGATCATTGAATGCCGGATAATCGGATTCAGTGCCTTGGGAACCAAAAAGGTTTGGATGGATTCGCATTCCGGAAAAAAGCCCGGCGCCAAAGACCAAGGCTGTGCAGATTGCGGCAATCAGTATTTTCTGGAAGTTCTTCATCCTATTGGTAGCTCATTGTTTGAATGGTAAAGGATGCGGAACTTACTGTGTTGTTGGTATCCATGCCATAGCTCATGAAAGGAGTGACAGAAGAGGTCGGGATCGTTCCCGTGATGGTTCCCGTGACGTCCGCTCCCCGGTTTTTTGAGACGTAATAAGTTACCGAAGTTCCGCTGGTTACGGCCGCGCGCATGTCTAGGGTATCGTTCGCGGCGACCGTGGTCAGTGCCGAGGTTCGGGTCTCACTGCTCCCGTTGGCTTCCGTTCCGTACACTGTCGCCGTAGTCCCGTTACATACGATTATGAAACCGATATGAGCATCGGTCATGACAAACTGGCCCGTGATTGCGCTCAGGGAAGGGGTGCCCAACCCGAAATACATGTCGCCAACCTGAGTCGTGAATCCGTTTCCGGAGCTGGTGTTGTTGGCCACGGAGAAACCGATATTCGGGTTCCCGGAGAAAATCGGCACTGTGGCCGAACCTTGCGTGTCATACAAGGCCCAAGACTGGGTGGTTCCTCCTAATTCCGTATTTGCGGATAGGATGGCGCCCCTGATTCCGACCGTGTTGGCGAAACCTGCGCCGCTGATGCTGATGGTATTAGCCGTAAGACGTCCGCTGGTTGCGGTGTTGAACTGGAACGTCTGAATCGAACGAGGAATTATTGTCGGGGTGAAGGTCTGGAACGTAGGATCCGCGGTCGAGCCGTTCGAGGTGAGTACCTGACCCGACGTGCCGGCACTGGTGACGTTCACCGCGCTGGTGCCGTTTCCGATGACCACGCCGTGAACCGTGAGCGTTCCGGCTCCTGTACCGCCGCGGCCGACTGCGAGAGTCCCAGTCCATCCGAGGGTCAGGGAGCTTGCCTGGAGCAATGCCGTCGAAGGGGTGCCGCCCAATGTCAGCGTGACGTTCGTGTCGTCAGTCTTGGTGAGCGCTGCTGGAGTGACTCCGCCGGTTGCAGCAATAGTGATTGCGTTGTTGGCGTTCGTAATGGTTATGCCGGTTCCTGCTGTCAGGGTCGCTGCGGTGAAATTCGCAGCTGAAGTACTACCGATGAGAAGTTGACCGTCCGTAGGAGCTGATCCGCCATAAGCGACGATTTTTCCTGAAGTGTTGATTTGGAATTGTGATGAAGAACCTACGTTGAACAGAGATACCGGACTCATGTTTCCTACGGAAACGTCACTGGTGCTTCCTTGGATGAACATGGAAACCGTTGTCAGGCTTCCGAATGCAGGAGCAGCAGTGAAGCCCATATCCTGTCCTGCTGCGGCCCGGAAGGAAACTCCGTTCGCGATGCCGAACGAAGGAATGGCTGCGCGAGATCCGAAGAACTGACCACCGTGGTTTGCATCGCCAGCGAACATGCGATAGATGGCAAAGCTGTTCGTGGCAGTGCTGGTGTTCAAAAGCGTCATGTTCAGTCCGTTACCGGCTGACTCACTGCCCTGCATGCTCAAAGCATCGAAAGCATTCAGCGTTACTCCGCCGATACCTACCTGCCCAAATCCTCCGTTGTTCTTCACCTGAAGCATGTTCACGAAAGCCGATGAGCCGCCGGAAGGAGCGCGCAAGACTGCGAAGTCGTCCTCAGAAGTGCGCAACTGGGCAAGCCATGTAGGGGATGCTGTATTCACAAAGCTAAATGCAGACCCATTGTAATATCCGTTGACTCCGAAAGTCGCACGGTCTTGTCCTAACCCGGTCTGGGAGTTGAACAAGAAAGCGGCACCGGTTGTCTGGCCATCGACACGGAGTGCTGCATTCGTACCTGAATTCATCAGTTCAAGGGTGTTCTGTGGACTTGCGGTTCCAATCCCCAATCGCTTGTTCGTGGAATCGTAGAAGAAATTAGAGTTGTCCTGCGCGATAGTGGCAGTAGGATTTACATAAAGCACCGATCCGGCCGTACCGCTGGTGATTGTTCCGCCGATTGCTGGGCTTGTTCCTGCGTATTGCGGAATGTTCAGGGTGCCGCCGGAGAACGTGGCCGCGCCGCTGGTGCCGGTCGTGGTGAGGGTGATGGCACCCTGCTTGTTATTGAAAGTGTTCCAGTCGGTTGAGGTGAGCTGTCCGGATTGGGAGGTCGTTGCGTTCTGCAATACCAAAGACAAAGCCGGCGTGGTCGTAGAGTTCGTGACCGTGCCGGTGAATCCGCCGCTGTTCGTAAAGGAGAATGCCGTGACCGTTCCGCTGCCTCCGCCGCCGGATCCGCAAGCGGCCCCTGCTCCGGAGACGTTGCCGTTGGTGTCAGCTTGCAAGCATTGCGTGCTTCCGGAAACCCCGGTGATCTGCAAGCTTGGTGTCTGAAGCAATGCCGATCCCGAGGACGTCTTTGAGCCGACCAACACCTTTTCGGTTACTCCGGCGCGCGGATAGATCGCGTTGGATCCGTTGTTGAACCATTGGTCGAGCGTGGAGATCGTGTCGCCGAAAACGGCTTTGTTCACGATGGCCGTGCCGGCACCGGCAATGCCGATGATCGCGAACGCTGAGACTAATATTTTTTTCCAGGTCTTCATTTAGAATCCTTGGGCTAGGCGTTCGGCAAGCTTTTCGGCTTCGATGCGCCCGTCATTATTTTTTTCAGTTTCGACATTCTTCGGAACCTTGCTGTACACGAAGCGCTCGATGCCGGAGAGGTTCTTCAGGAAAGCAGAGCTTAAATCCCTGCGGTTCAGTTCGAGCTTGACCCCCAAATCCTGGCTGAGGGCTTCGATAAGTTCGGTCATGGCACTTCGGGTCGTTTCATGCCCCTCATCGCCATTACGGGCCATTTCTGCAAGGCTGGCGGCATTCGAGACGATCTCCCTGCGCAGCCTTTGGACGTTTTCGGCAGGCTCGCGGAGAAGTTCGGGGTCAAAGCGGTATTTTTCGACTTTTCCGCCGACCGAGGAGACGGAATCGATCATGCCGGACATCATTGCTTGGAGCTGTTCGGCCATCATCGTCCTGTAGTCCTCATGTTCCGCGGACAGCGCGGCGATCAGCTCGATGATGCGAGGGATGAGGTCGAGTTCCTTGATGCGCTTCTGCTTGGGGAGCTTGCGCTCGATGATATCCTCGATCTTCCTGTAATCGACATCGGCGCCCCCTCCGCCTGCGCCGCCTCCGAATGCCACGGAACTCGGCACGCGCAGCTGAACCAAATAAGTCGTGGTGTCGATCTCGTAGTTCGGGCTGGGCGTGACGTACCCTGAATCCAGGTAGACTTCCGTGCGCACGTTGATGTAGCTGCCGAGTCCGGAAGGGTCAGGAGGGACGGTATAGCTCTTCGAGAAGAACCCGTTGCCGAGATCGGTGAGCGGAACCGTCGCGATGACCTTGTTCGTAAGCGCATTGAACACCGTGGACTTCACGAAATACGTCGTGGTGTCATTCGGGTCTGCAATCTGGTAAGCGAGAGGGAACTGCTCGCCAGGGCTGATTTGTACGCCTACTCCGAACATGGGCTATTGGTTATAAGTAATCATCAGCTTCGGGGTCGAGGCTGAGGCGATCGCGGAGACGATTCCGGTATATCCGCGCGTGAGGTCAATCGAGTACGACCCTCCCGGAACGAGCTTGATGCCGGTCGATGCCGCACAGGTGGCCGCCAGGCAAAGATAAATGCTGTTGGTGGCATCGTCATTCTGGAAGAACGCGTACTGTCGCCCGGAAGAGGCGACCAATGCGACGCCGGTCGCCGTGCTGGTCGAAATCGACGTGATGGTGGTCGATGAGAACACGGTTCCGGTGGAGAAACTGCCGAGGTTGCCTTGTCCGGTCGGCTTCACGTTGATCAGGACGATCAACCCGACTCCGATAATCGCGAGCAGGAAGCACTCGATGATTTTTATTGCTTTCATGGTTTTGTTAATTGGTTAGTGATACAAGCGAAGCACCCGACTTTCGGTCAGGTGCTTTTTTGAATCGCTAGTTGACGATCGTGAAACTCAGGCAGTCCGGGTTCGTGGTCGGAGCGGCTGTGGCGGTAATCGTAAAGGATGTACCGGCAGTGCGTGCGGTCACGAGATAGCCTGAAGAGTTGTCGGAAGTGTTGCAAGTGACGCCAAGACGGGTACCGAGTGAGGTATCGTGCGTGACATCGATCTGGCTGTTCGCCGTCACCGCGGTCGTGTTGACGACAACGGTGGTCGCTGCTGCCGCGATGACGACCGACCCGTTAGGGGCGGCTGCGCATACGGCAGGGGAAGCGGACGAATTGCAGTTCACCGTGCTGTTCAAGGCACCCACGGTCACGGGCTGAGTCCCGAAGGAGAAAGCCGTAGTGTTCGTGTTGTTCGGATTCAAGACGGATCCGAGGGATCCGAGCTTGATGCCGTTCGTGAACCACGAAGGGTAGTTCTCGACCGTTCCGCCCAGCGGCTTGCTGGAGGAATGGTAGAAACCGGCCGACACTATCAACGAGATAACCAACGAGACAATCAGCGCTGTAAAGAAATTTTTCATCTTTGGGCCTTCATCGGGGGAGGGTCACTCCCCCGGATTGGTTAGTTAGTTACCTGGGTTGGAGCGATGAACGCGCTGCTCTGCAGCACTACGTCAACGATCTGAGGCTTCTGCTCAGTGAACATTTTGTAGCCGTACAGGTTCCAGGTCACGAAGTCGCGGCCGACTTTTCCGGTGACAGGGTTGATGTACAGGTTCGGGGTCTGCTGCATGATCAGGTCGATGGACTTGTTCAGCCCGAGGATCGCGTGGGTCTTCTGCAATCCGACCGGCCAGCTGTTGTTGGTCGAGGTCAGGACGGAAGCCACGACCGCGGAACCGACACCCTGGACGTAGACCTTGACGGTCGTGGTCGTTGGGAGCGTCGCGGTCAGGCCGCTGAGGAACAGCACTTGTGCCGTGGTCAGGGAAGCCTGGGTGAAGCCCACGCCGTTAGCGGTGGTCGTGTACGGAGCTGCAAGCAATGCCTGCAAGTTCGTCGCGGTACCGGCCGCGGAACCGGCGATCAGCACGTTGCCGGCAGTGGTGCCGATTGCGCTGACGAAGGTGAACAGCAAGCCGCCGATGGTGACGGTATCGTTCGCCGTTGGGTTCGTAGGGATCTGCAAGGTCGCTTCCCAAGGGAGGTTGTTCGACACGAACAAATCGAAGTCCGCGAAGCGGCCAGCGTGTCCGTTCATCGATACCTTGTCGCCGAATGCGCTGTTCTTGCCGCCCAGATAGGAAAGCAGGACATGGTACAGACGGGAAGGAATCGCTGCGCCGAGCATTTGGCCGAGCGTATCCTTCTGCACGTTTCCGGAGAACTTGTCGGTGCCAGGCTGGTACTCGGTGTTTACTGCGAGCAACACGTCGATGGCCTGGTAGAAGATCTCGGCTACGTTCGCGACGGAAAGGTTCACGCCGTTGCCGGTCGTGCCGCCCAATGTCCCGTCATCGATCTGGGCGTTGTTGGTTCCCTGCTGCATCGCTGCGAGCAAGTCGCCGTCAACCTGGTTCCACAGGCGGTACATGGCCTTGGTGCCGTACTTCTTCTGTACAGGCAACTGGAACTGGAGGGTCTGCCATTTTGGCAGATAGAACGAAACTTCTTTCTTCTTGTTGACGATGAGGGTCTCATCGGTGTCGACAAGGGCCTGAGTGGAGTACGATCCGTCTCCGCCCATGTCATTGACGTAAAAGTCAGAGGCATAGGTGCGGTGCACGGTGTCGCCCATTTCAAGCATTGGAGCCAGGCGTTCAGAGGCAAAGAACTTATAGACCGGGCGCTTGTAGTGCGTGATCTGATAGATCTTGTCCCAGACCGCCATGATGTCCATGGTGTTTGGATTGGATCCGAACATGGTAGTGGGTATGTTAGTTGATGATACCCATTTTCACATAGCTATCTTCTAACTCGGATCTTCTGCCCGTCTCGGTTGATGGTAAGGCGGTCAGCCTTGTCGACTTCGGAATTGAAGTCGGCTTCCATTTGCTCGATATCCTTGGGGGTGTAGTTCTCGGGTGACTTGTTCTCATAGGAACGGCCTCTCGGCTCGTCGTCAGCCCGTTCGCTGGCCCCTCGGGATCCGCTTTCGAAAGTTTTCTTCTTTGCCTTGAAGATATCTTTGAATTTCCCCTGTTCCTTGAACAGGATGAAGTCCAGCGGCATGGGTGGATGGTTTGCATCGGTAAAGCCGTACTTCTTGGAATGCGCGAGTTGCAGCATTGCCGTTCGGGCCTTGTCCAATTGCGCAGGCGTGGCGTTCGGGTACCGCTCCTGAATCTCAGGGAGTACGTCGTTCCATTCCTTCTGGTCGTTCGCGGCTTCGGCGGCAACGAATTTCTGTTGCTCGATTTCCTCGATGACTGGCGCTATCGGCGCGATGATCTGCTTTTGCAGCGCATCAATGAACTGGGGAAGCTTGTCCTCTGAGATTCCGTACTCCTTGGCGAGTTTCTGGATCTCTTCGACGGACTTGTCTTCCTGTTTCTCGGTAAGATTGCCGGATTGAATCGCTTCAATCCTCGTGGCAATGTTCTCAAGCGTCTTATTGAGCTTGCGTTGCGTAGCGTAGAATTGCTCTTGTGAAATGAACTGGGTCTTTTTGTTGCCTTTGCGGTCGGATGGATCTTCCGGCTCGTCGCCGTCTTCCTCATCGCCCTCATCGGCTTCGTCCGATTCTTTTTCCTCTTCATCGTCAGATTCTTCGGTTTCCTCCTCATCGGATTCTTCCTCGTCATCATCGTCGTCAGATTCTTTTTCCTCGGCCATTTCGCGCTTCAGATCCTCGGCTTGAGAATCGAAAGAGTCGGTGTTGAACGGATCCTGCCTCTCGGGAACCCCGTCCGCATCGATAACTTTGCGGTCGGCTCCGTACATGGATGAATCGTTCTTCTGTGCTTCGGCGAAATCCCTTTCGAGATCGTCGATATCTTGCTGCTCTCCGAACATAATTTAGTCGTTGGTTGAATAGCGGACTAGGGCTATCAGGGATAAGTTCCCATTCTCGCCGGATATCGCCGCGGTTGCGATTAGTTTTGTTCGTCAAAGCTAATAAAAAACGCTATCCGAGTGATAGCGTTAGTTGGGGTGCGAATACAGTGAATCCTTCCGGGAAGCCAATTCGCAACCTAATTAACGCTGCCAATCGAACGTGGAAGGATTCAGTTTTTGAAAGTGCTAGGCGATCTTTGCCTTCTTGCGGAGCATTTCGGCGTGCTGGCGCGCCTGATGGTCTCCCTGGGTAGGGAATTCGGACTCATCAACGATCTCGGCGGTGAAGCCGTTGCCGGTATGGGTCGCGATGAACGCGTCTGCCGCTTCTGTAGCGGTATCGTAGTTGTCGCTCGGGAAGTCATCGGCCGAGAAGGTGCGGCTGAAAGTTCCGGTCTTCGTGGTGAACTGGACGATCACGTCGCCGTCGGTCGAGGCGGCTGGCTTTCCGGCTTTCCGCTTGGCTGGCTTTCCGGCGTCTTCCTTGTCTTCCAAATCTTCCTCGTCGACGATTTCGTCTTCGTCGGATTCGATCTCTTTTACCTTGAACATATTGTCCTTTCGGATTAGTTGATTTCTGGTTTTTTGCTTTCGCCGAATTTCTTCGGTATCGTCCTGAGCGCTGACCTGTTCCGCAGCATCGCCGAGTTCATCCGTCTCGGGAACACCGCGCTCTTGGCGGAGTTCTTGTACTGGATGTCCTTGTTGAACGACGGGTTCAGGAGAGTGCCGCCGGCATCCTGCGATGAATTTGGCGGCTCGTACTGCTTTATTGTACCATAGCCGAATTTCGGCTTCTGGGGAGCAGTTCGCGGCACGGGTTTTTGCTCGGGCGTCGCCATCGCCTATTTCTTCCGCTTAGGAAGAACGGGATTGTTGCCGGTCGGTGCAGGCTTGATCACGCCTTTCGGATCCGCTCCGATGAAGGAACGTCCGGCGCCGGCGTACGACTTGCCGGGAACGGTGCGCGACACGAGCGTTGCCGGAAGCGTGTCGGATCCCTGAAGCAGGCTGATTCCACCGGCTTTCCCCTGTGGGTTTTCGTCATCCAAGTTGCCGTCGTTGGCCTGGATGTTGGTACGGGAGTTCTTCGCTGCGCGCTGAGGGTTGTAGATCTTTTTCTTTATCATGGTGTTTTTGTTTCTGGATGATTTGGTTTGCACCGTCAGAATAGGATTATTTTAGCGAGTCGTCAAGATATTCGCGCTGCAAATCCGTTGAGCGCTTGATCCTGTCGTCGAGCGTCTCGTCGATGGAAGCCAAGTCCGCATCGTAATTGCGCGTGAAGAACTTCAGCACGTCCTCATATCCCTTCTTCTGGTCGATGAGGTGATCCATCCCCTTGTTGCTTATCAGCTGCGCGTTGATCGCCTTCAGTATGCCGATGATATGGTCGCGGATCGCTTCGGAAACGTGATGGTTCGTGAAGTCCTTCTTCTCGGTCAGGTCTTCGATGCGGATCTCTATTTCCGCTATCTCGGTGGCCTGCTCGTCATCCCATGCCGTGAGTTCGCGGAGACGAGTTATCTTGCCCTGTAAGCGTGGATTAGGCATTGGCCGCCTGCGTCACCGGATTAGCCGGTTGGGCTGCTACCGGGGCGGATTGCTGGGCGCCTGGCTGTCCTGGCTGCTGCTGGCCCTGCCCTGGCTGTTCCGGGGTTCCGTTGGCCGCGCCAGCTCCGGCAGAGGCCGCGAGGTGCGCCATGTTCTCGGTGATGATTTGCTGATGGGCCTTCACATAGTCCATGAAGTTCAGGGAGACAGGCTGTCCGTTCTTGCCCTTTCGCTTCGCCAAGTCGTTCTGGTGCATTTTCTCGAAATGCAGGATCTTGTTCGCGAACGCCACTGTGGCCGCATAGCAGAGATCAGGGATCTTGCCGTTGATGAGCGTGCGAATCGCGACGTCGGCAAGCGACATCACGTCGCTCGATGAGAAGTTCTCCGTGTCCAGGGCTTCGGTGATGGTCTCGTCGTCCCAGCCTCCCATGTCTCGCAGATATATCTGCGCGCGCCATTTGGCATTCGTGGATTTCATGGCATCGGGATCTGCCACAAGCGCGGCGATGGCGGCCTGCTTCTGCTGTTTGCCGATCGCGTTCTGCTTGTCCTCCTCGGAATCGGAAACGATGTCGACGTCATAGCCGTCGCCGAAATTCAGCTCGTCCGCGGTCAGCTCTTCCCAAGACACGCCGTTCTCGCCGATCATTTTTACCAATACGGACTCGTCGCAGAATTCCTTGAAGTCCTCAAGCCAGCGGATGCCGACTTCCTGCCAGCAGCCCTTGAAGGAGTTGGCCTTGTAGCCGACGCGCTTCGCGACTTCCTGGGAGTTCAGGAAGGCGATGTTGACCTTCTGCTTGGTGTTGGATTGCTGGGAGATATCCGCGACGCCGGTCGTGTTCGCGAGCTTCGATGAGAGCCAGTCGACAAGCGTGATCGTGCCGTTCAGAACCGGGGTCGTGAAGGTGTACACCGCATCGCTGATCTTCTTCGTGCCGTTTTTCGTATCAAAAGGGATGAGCGCATCAGGACGGTAGCTTGCCTCGTCGAGCTTCGACGGGTCAGGTACCATGTCGATGTCGTATCCGCGCGCGGTCATGTTCTGCTTCGCGCGGTTGGTGAGTTCCTGGTTCATCAGGTCGATGATGCTGATGGCCACCGTATAGAAATCGTCGGCGTAGCTCTTAGACCAGAAGACCTTATCGCTCTCGTGCGTGGCCCATGAAGTCCAGGGGAACTTGCCGCTGGGACGGATATCCTTCAGCTTCTCGCAGCGCAAAGGAAGCCCGGTGAACGGGTCGAACAGGAAATAGATCCGCTCGCCGTTTATCTCGGATACCCATTCGGCCGGATAGAAGACGGTCTGCCCGACATAGTTGTTCGATTCAGGATCAAGGCCCATCGCGAGGAACTGGGAGAACGCGTCCTCTTCTCCGCCGGCCTGCTGATAGGTCTCGTTCATCGTCTCCAGCCCGTTTTCGCCTTTGACGACAAAGCCAAGAAGCTCTTTCACCGATTCTTCGTAATATATTCCGGCATCGGAGTTTTCCTTGAGGTCGCTCTTGGTGCGCTTCAGCCCTGTTTGCCCGGCAAAGATATGGTTTTCCAGTATACCGCCGCCGTCAGGCTGGCAATGGAAATTCTTGTACGAGACGATCTCGAAATAGTTCTTGTACTTCGGCTCGTTCTCGGCGTATTGCTTCTGGATGCCGCGGCCGCACATCAGGGCGTTATGCATGTCCCAACGCTGCTTCAAGTCCCACTGCGCGTTCGGGAGCGTGGAGTTGGATTCCTTCTTCCATGCGAGCGTGGCTTTTTCCAGTGCCAGCTTGTCGGCAGGGTCGTTGTGCTTGAACTTGATAGAGATAGGATCGCCGAAATCAGCCTGGAGCGTGTCCAGCATTCCGGAGAAGATAGGCAGTGCCTCGTTGTAGATCGCGCGCTGCTTCGGGCGCAGGCGGCCAGCGTAAAGCTCCTCGTACATTTTTATGCGGAGCATACGGGGCTTTTTGAACTCCATGCTGGTCTTAAGCTGTTTTTTTACGATGGTCTGCGACCATTCCTTCGCTTTTTCGTATGGGATCATTTTTATTTCAAGAATCGTAAGCCGGTTGTTCGAAATCAGTATAAGGATTTTCATCACGCCTTGCAAATCTGTCTTCGAACTCCTGTCCTGGGTTTCTGGCAGGCGCCGGAGTCGAGGCGGACGGGTTCTCGAAAGGTTTCTGCTTGTATTCCAACGCGCGCTTTCGGACATTCGGGTCAGGCACGAACTTTCCTACGGCCCAGCAGATACACGCGGCAATGAGCAAGTCAAAGTGCCGGGTCGTACCATCGGCGGTCGATACCTGATCCACGTCGCCTTTCGTGAATCCGCGCATTTCCTTCAGCAGGCCAAGGTCATCGATGACCAGCACGCCATCCTCGAACGCGGTGCGGAAACGGTACAGGATGTCAGGCCTGTTGGCTCCGGTGGTCTCCCATCCGTAAAGCTTGGTCGGCCGCTCGTCCGTCTTGATGGTAGGCGTGCGTCGGTGGATTTTGTCGACCGGATAGATATCCTTGAGCTTCGTGACGGTGGCGTTACCGTGGTTGTTCACTTCAGGCGCGATGTAGCACTCGCCGAACTTCTTTCCGATGGAGCGCAGCTCGAACGCGAAAAGGTCAGGCTGGATCTCGTTGTTCTTGTACGTCGCAAAAAGGCAGTTCGGGTTCTGCGTGAAATCTATTCCGGCTATCGTGCATGAATCCCGGCCGCGGCCGCCGGCAGAGTCAGAGGCCAATGCGTAGCGGTGGGACGGATTGTATTTCGCATAATACTTCACGTCGCCTACCTGGTCTATCGGCTGTATCTTCTTCGCGCGCTCGATCGCCTCGTCGACGCGCCTGCGGTCAAAGAACAAGTCACCCGCGGCTTCGGGCGAGTTCATCATTTCAACTTCATACACCTTGCGGCCATCGGCGTTCAGCATCCGTTTGCGCGATTCGAGGGATATCACCGGCGCTTGCGCGTTATGAGGAACCTTCTCAAGCTCCTTATCGGTCATGACGTACTTCTCCGGCCATGCAGGCTTGCCTTCGATCTCCGCGTTAACCACGCGAACCCGGAGCTTCGGGTTGTTCTCCGCGCTGTCCATCAGCCGCTTCACGTTGCCGGCTTCTGATATCAGGTTGCAGAGGTAGAGCGCTATCCCGTTTGGGGCCATGCCGGCCTTGAGCGTATCGATATGCTTCCGGATCTTTGAGGTTATCGGGCGCGAGTCGACCGTCTTCTCGGTCTCGAAATCGTCGAACACGATGAACCCAGGACGGTACTTGCCGAACACGCGGCCACGTCCGGACTTGCCTACCGTGAGGCCCTGAACCTTGATGCCGTTCTTCGTGATGAACGACGTTATCTTCTTCTGTGTCTTGGATTTGTATTTGCTCGCCTCCTCGATGTAGAGCTGGCCGAAATCCTCGATGATGCGCTGGTTGCCTTGCAGCTCGCTCGCCACGTCGAGCAGTGCGGCCTCCACGTTGTCGCCGTCGAACGAGTCCCAGAGGATGTAATGCTCCAGCTCGTAGCAGATCAGGTAGGTGATGAATATCTTTGCCCACGATGTCTTCGTTCCCTCGCGGAATATCACCTCGACCAGCTCGGTGATGTTGCGCTGCTTCAGATCGTCCAAGTCGCCAATCATGTCGTAATGGAAATCCGCAAGATCATACGTGATGTATTCCTCGAAATAATAAAGACCGAAGAGCAGCAACGATTCGCGGCAAACGAACGGTCGGCTCTCCGGGTCAGTCAGGTATTGTTGCAGCTCCGCTGCTATCGTTTTTATTTCTTCGGCTTTGGTCATCGATAAGTCTTTGGTTAAACGCCATCACGGCGAGGTACTCGGCCAGCATCTCGGCCTCGCCTGGATAGAGCATGACTTCCGTCACTGTCGGAGTCCAGAACTCCCGGCGCTCCGGTTCACTTTCGGATATTTCGCCTAATCTTCTGGAGGGTGGAAATGATGGCGGCTGCATGATCTGGGTTTGGTTTAATCTGGCGGCCCTTGGAAGTGAGATCCAATCTCTCGGCGGCGTAAACGCCTTTCAGTTTGTATGCCATGTCGAGGGCTTGGCGCTGCGTTGCGGTATCAGCCTTGCTGACGTAGACTTTCGTGCCGCCGATGGCTCCGCGCTGGATCATGAATACTTTGACGTGCGCTTTTTTCGCAATCGCGTAAATTTCCTTGTCCTCCAATTTCGGATCGACGAAGAAATCATCGACCGCGCTGGCTTCCATCAGCTCCTCATGCTTTTCGGTGAGGCGCTCATCGGGCAGATACTTTTCGAGGAGATCCTGCCACGTCTGAGTCGAGGTCAATTTGCTAGGCGCATTGGCGACCGCTTCAGAATATCCGGCCTCAAGAATAGCTTGCCTCATGCTTCTGCCTTTTTCAGCCATTTTCTTGAATGCGAGCTTCTGACGTATTGTAGGCTTACGCTTTTGTTTTACTGGCTTTTTCTTCATGCGCCTATGATAACGTATCAACTATCTTTCCGTCCACTATAGGGTTAACCATTCCAGCTTCGTAGAACCATCGGCCGAAGATTATATCTATCCGGCTTTCCACGAATGATCCCACGTGATGCGGATGCAAGAATGTTTTCTTTGTATGGCAAAAACTTAAAAAAGTCCGTCTGGTGAAAGGCAGCCTGATTGTAAAATTAGGATGCCAATTTGAGCAGAGGAGTTTTTTAACGAACCATTTCTTCATGGGTTTATTTTGTTCCAGCAGTAATTGAACTGGTCGAAGCCTTCGATTTCCGGGTTCCTGTTCAGGCAGTCCTCGAAATCATATTTGCGTTGGAGATTGGCTTTATGCCCTGCGTAAACGGCGAAGGTGAGAAGCAGTATCTGAAGCAGGACGATCAGCAGTATGAATGTTTTTTCTTTCATTCCTTGGTCGGATAAATAAATGCTGAAGTGTCATCCATGACGGGAGGCATCGGAGACTGAAGCGCGGCGTTGTCCTTGATATCCCTGAAGCGGCGCTCCACTATTTCCTTGCATTCGTTCATGGCTTGGAAATACTTACGGTTAACTCCGTAGCGCGCGGCATCATGCAAAGTCCGGGTCATCTCTTGGATGATATCCGTGAGGGTCATGTTCACCGCTTCGTCGATTTCTTCTTGTTTGGTCATGTTGGGTTTCCTTTTTCGTCGGTTGTATGGATATCGATTGCCCGTCCATCGTCCCCGAATTTAAAACGGTTGAACATGAAATCATCCATGTCATCGAAATCGATTCTCGCCTTGCGATTCAGGATATCGTTCATCACTGGTTTCGAATAGAATCCGGATGGCAAGTCAGCTGAAGCCAGCACGGGAAAATCAAGAAGTTTTATGGCCTTGATGACGATATTTTTTACCTGACCGCTCATTTTGGTTCTATAGGGGCGATATTTCCTCCTCAACGAGCCGCGAATAACAATACGCGCAATGCCATCCAGGTTGCGCGTATGCTGTTGCATGAACTCTCCATGACGAAACGGCAGCACTTGGGACTGTTCTACCGGTACGCCGTATATTTGTCCGGCTATTCCTTTTTTGAAGACGATTGGAGGCATTATTTCAGGAGGTTATTATCCTTAAGAACCTGATAAATCTGTTCGGAGAGGCTATCCAGCAACGTATGATCCAGGACTGAATTCATCACGTGGAATATCTCGTGGATGAAAGCGACTTCCTTTTGCGTTTGGGGAAGATTCTCGCAAATCGTAATGACTCCGGAATCGCGATCATAGTTTGCGCATTCGTCATCGTTCACTTGGCCCAATACGATCTTAACCCGATGGGCGCCGATTTTTATGGTCGAGGGGATTTTCATGCAGATGGCGAGCTTTCTTCAGGAGCTGGGTGCGTGTTGATGAAGTCCGTGACGACCGCGATCTTCTTGTCCAAGTCGTCGATGCCGTTCTGCAAATCCTGCTTGCTGGCTCTCAGGTTCTTCAGGGAGAACGCGCCTACGGTGACTGCGATGTCCGGGACGGTGTCGCCGTCCATGTTCTTCATCTGCGTTCCGGTGATTAACGGCAGTTGGGTATTCTCGTCGATGACTTCACCGTCCGGGATCTTGTCGGTATCTATTTTGTAATCTGGCATGGTGGTTTCTAATTAATTATTCTTCAAAAACTGGTGCTTCCTGCGCGACCTTCAGAATCTTGGATTTGCAGCTCAGGCACATCGCCTTTCCGATAGGGAGATTCGAGGTGAAGCGATGACCGATATCGCAGATGTAGTTCGTCCTGGGGATGAGCTTCCTTTCGGCCTGGACGAACGGCGAGGAGTTCGACGGAACCATCTTCTTCATCGCCTGCTTTATGTTCGAAACGGTGCCTGGGGAAATCTTGAACT